ATTGGTTCTATGTTTCCACAAAAAGAAATGGGTGGCGGTTCAGGTTTGAAATACGCTGCTTCATCAATCATCTACCTAGGTAAAAGAAAAGAAAAAGACGGTACAGAGGTAGTAGGTAATATTATACATTGTAAAAACTATAAATCGAGAATAACAAAAGAGAACGCTCAAATTGATGTAAGACTTTCATATAAACAAGGTTTAGATAGGCATTATGGTCTATTAGAACTAGGCGAAGAAGCTGGTGTGTTTAAGAAAGTATCTACTAGATATGAAATGCCTGATGGTACAAAAGTATTTGGTAAATCAATTAATACAGAGCCTGAAAAATATTTTACAAAGGAAGTATTAGGTAAGATTGATGAATACACAAAACAAAAATTCACCTACGGACAAGACGAGTAAGTATACCTTTGTACAAAAAGAAGGTGATGACTTTACCTGTTTAAAGTTATTATCTAAAGAGTATGATGGTATAATTTACAAATATGGTAATGTTGGATTTGGCAAAGAAGAAAATCCTGATGGTACCTTGCCAATGATATTTGATTATGATATAATTAAAAATCCTAACAATATTGA